ACCTTGGTTTGCACCACCTGAGTCAGAACCGCCGTTGCCACCGCCGGCTCCTCCTCCACCTGCACCACCGCCCCCGGGGTCTGAAGCGTGACCGCCCGCGCCTCCACCGCCACCTCCTGCGATGTATGAGCCAGAATAATTGATGATTGTTACACCAGAAACGCCACTATTGATCTTGATCGCAGGGCCACCCGCACCACCGTTTGCAGTGTTGTTTGCGCCATTACCACCACGACCAATAATTTTGCCGTAGTTTTCAATCGTGCAAGGAATGTCAATTGTCAGTGCAGCGGTGCTTGTACTGTCAGACCAAACCCAGAAATTTGTTGGGACAATTATAGTCCCATTATTATTGATATAATCACTTGCTGTGATTTGCTTTAGGTTTGACTGACCATTGATTATTGCACCTGTTTCAAGGGTTACAGGCGCGGCGACGCCACCGCCAATCCCACCAAGTGCAGAAACTGACATTGCACCTCTTGAAGCGATTACTGGCATTATATTCCCTTATGCAAACTGTGTTTGTGATGCTAAAACTGTGAATGTGGCATCCGCTGTTTTGATGATTGTGAAAGTATAAGCATCAATGCCACTTGCATTTCCTTCATCTGGCGCAGAACCACCAGACCACTTTGGCGTTACACCTGTCCCGTCAACCTGATATGTGTTAAGATAGTAGGCTGTAGAACCCTGCGTCATTAGCACCGCAGATGTCACACTTTGACCAATCGCCAGTGCATCATTTAAGGAATTGCTGTCATCGGCTCGAAAATTTATAGTCCGATTTGCAGTTTGATTCGCTGTATAAAATTGCACGGCGTAAGAATTAACATCAAAGTTAATTGTGCCTGTTGTGCTTGTTTGTGTGTCGACCTTTTCAAAAACTTGATTGACAGCTAATTCACCGTCATCACCGTAAACGACAGCTTTACCATCTACTACCGTCGCACCCGCTGCACCATCTAATAAGTTCAGTTCAGCCGCCGTTGATGTGACATCTGTTCCGTTTATGGTCAACGTTTCTAAATCTGGCGCAACTTTTACTTTGCCTGTGCCGGTTCCGTTTAAGGTGCTTTCAAGAGCCTCTAAGCCCGTGTTGATTGTCGCACCCCATGTATTATTAGAGCCGTTTACGGTCGGTCTTGAAATTGTGATTGCCATGATCTGATCCTTTTCTTTGGCAAGAATACCACGTTAAAGTGTTCCCGTCCATGTATCTGACAGTGGTTGTGGTTGACTTGCCACCCATATTTCATCAGGAACCACAACTTCGTTATAGTCTGGTCTTGCAGGTTCTGGACTTAAAAATCCCAAAAATCTTACATCCTTGCCTGATGTTGTGTAACTTATACTTTCTGCCGTAATTATACGGTTTGAAAAGACTGCATTGTCTTGAAGAACGACAGTAAAGGAACCAGCATCGAAAACCTCTGATATTTTCTGCGATGTATCTTGTCCTGTGACAACATAGCTAACAGATGGAACTGCCATCGAAATGTTAAAATTAACATTATTTAATGTGATTACATATGCCGCGCTTTCCGTTACGAGGCCAAAACCACTGTCAAGTTCAACGTCTTGCCCTGTTAGAGTGAATACGCCTGTTTCTGCGGGGACGCCAAAATTAACGTCCAACAAAACTTTGGTATTATCAGTTCGATTTTCTGTTTCAGCATCTGTTCCAGATAAAGCAAACGAACCGCTATCTATCGAAAATGCATAACCAACTTTCAGGTCAACAATACGACCATTTAATAAATATACGCCGCTCGGGTATATGTCGGTAATAAGCTTTGCTGCACCATGCATACTTAGTGCATATGTGCCACTTTCTGCGGTGAGGCTAAAACTTTCCGATGTTGCGGCTGAACCTATCGGAAGTTGTGTAATGCTTGCGAATGAAGCCATTTTCTAGCCTCTGTTATCTATGACGCTTTGATAGTTTGTTCCGTGTGTTTCTATTGCATCCCAAAGGTTGGAACTAAATTCTGTGGAAGGTACTACTTCACCATTTGTTCTTGTGTCATGCCTGAAGTCACCACCAAAGGAACTTTCATACTGACGAACAGCAATTCCGTGATTGCTCATATCATCAAGTTCAGACTGTATGTCTGCCTTGAATGCATCCGTGAAATCATCGTTTATGGTTGGCCCACCGTACCAAGCACCCTCAACTTCAAAATTAAGTGTCGAATTTTGAGCGTTTAAGATCACTACCTTCATAATTCACCTATGACTTCATAATATATGCCAAGGCATAGTATGGGGGTAAGTTTTCATGTGCGCTTCCACTACCAGTTGCACCTGTGTCACCTGCGCCGCCTGATCCAGTGGTTCCACTAAATGAATGACTATGTGTTGCACCAATGTTTACGCGCCCAGATGCATATTGACCCCCGGGGACACCTGATGAGTTGATGTAGTTAGCATAGACACCACCTGAACCAAAGTTCCCGCTTGTTGTCCTGACACGAACACGCATATCGGTATAGTTATTGTCAGTAAATTCAAACCCGCCGTTGATGGTGTAGCTGCTTGTATTGCCACTAAAACTGTGAGTGTGTGAGGCACCAGAGTGTGTGTGTGAGGGCAATTCAGATGTTGTCAGCGTTACAGTAGACGCACCACCTGTGTCACCGACATCGCGTGTCCCACCACTGTCAGAATCAGCATGAATAACAAAACGATCTGTCAGATTTGGTGTGCCATTAGTGCCATCACATATAACCCAACCCGTGGGGATTGTGGCAATAGAACCTGACCACATAACAATCACACCAGATGGTACACCTTCGATGCCTGTTAATGCTGAACCATCGCCTGTTACTGCTGTCGCTGCAAGTGTACCTGTAACTGTCACACCAGTAGACGTGGCTTCCGCTTTAGTCGTTCCATCATACTGCAAACGATTATAGTCAGCGTGAACAGCCACAATCGCAACTTTAGCCTGACCCGCCAACGTTATCGCGCTGTCGTCGCTTTCACTCGTTTCTGAGGGTGTCCGTGTAAGTGTTGTGCCTGATGCCGTATAGGTGCCCGTCCCAATCTCAAAGTTTGCACCTTCTTCAATTACATACTGAACAACATCACCGTCAGCCACTCCCGCATCTGCGAAAGTTTGAAATCCATTTACTGCACTACCTAGAGTTATCGTCGACGCCCCTGTTGTGGCTGTCGTCATTTTGGCTCTGTTAAACAGTTTAGCCATTAGTTCACCTCACTAGGCCATTGTTAAAATGCCATTGGTCCCAATGTCGATTGTAAAAGTGTCACCATCGTTTAGGGTCAAAGATGTGCCGTAATCATAATAGCCAATCAGAGGATCGGCCGGCGATGTTGGCGTGTCATTATAAATCACAACATAACGAAATGCGGCAACAGAGCCGCCTGATGCAGTCAAAACCTTGTCATCCGCAGACAATTTATATGTGCCTGACGTTTGCGTTGATGTTACGTTTGCCAGATCACGACCTGATAAGTTGGTGTAACTGATTTCAGTGATATTCGCCAAAACACCGTTTCCATCAGCCGTTGCATCTGTGCCAGATGTTGGGTCGGTATTTGTTAATGCAACTTTTAGGGTGTCGCTGTCGAGGTCCATCGCATTCGCCATATTTTTGACGAAATCGTTCACCTTTGTAAAACTAGCCATTTAGTAACTCCTAATTTTGATGCGGCGACCTGCCCCGCTCGTTTTGGCGCGTAATCCGTCCTCATTAATAGCAGAAACCGCGCTTTGGTACAATCCCGACCAGACTTGCAACCGAGCATCCTCCTGCAAATAAGGTGCTGAATGCAGTAGTGAGCCATAAAGATAAGCTTCGGGGTAGTTCGTCAGCAACCAATTTGTGCCGTTCGTTGCAAGGGGTGGGAGCGTTTCCATGTAAACCATTTCAAAGGTGTAGTCTTGGTCCGGTGTTGGAAACACTTCGATGGTAGCGTCAAGTATTGCATAGTTTCTTGGGCGGCCTTTTGCATCATTTGCAATTGCACGCAACTCTGATATTTCTAATGCTCCGACTAATTCAACGGTCGAAACCTGATCTCCAGTGAGCAACAACCGCACCGGCTCTAAAAAGTTAGTTGGCAAAGCTGTGTATTGTGCATTCAGTGTTGCTGTCGCGCGATCCTCCATGCGCCAGTGACGCATTGTGCGGTTTAACACACTTTCGGCCATTTTAATGAAATCAGGAATTTGCGTTGTCAAATCATCACGGTTTAGAAAGTCCGCAATGCTTGCTTGGAGGTCGGTATAGTTAGCCAATGCCATTTTTATGTCCTAACTGACTTTTTGCCCCGGCAACCCCACGCTTTACGCCGCGCACGTAGCTTTGGGGATTTTGTGCCATCTTTACTTTTTTGCCCACTAGACCGCGCACAATATGCATCGCCGCGCTTTGTGCCCGGGTAGGCAACCCGCTTGTGGGTTTTACCCTTGCTGTCTTTGTAGGTTGTACCGTTGGCATATTTACGCGCTGCCGGCACCTTTTTCTTTTTAACCGGCATTATTTCTTTTTGCCGCCTTTGCCTTTACGCTTTTTGCCGTAGCCCATAGCGTCCTCCTATTTCATTATTTTTTGGCGCATAAGACGCTCGCCATTACTCATCATCATAGACGGGCGTTCACGTTTGAATTTATCAAGGTTTTTTTTAGACATAATTGCGTCAGCCCGGCACCTCTGCTCACGGCGACATTCACCCGGCGTTGGGCAACCGTCACATGGTTCAAAGACACCTAAGCTCATATCGCGCTTGTATTTAGCCATATTACTTCCTCTTTTTTTTCATAGGAACACAACGGTCTTTTCCGTTTTTAGTGCCGGCGTAACGATAACCCTTCCAACAAGCTTTGCCGTCAACGCCTTTTTTCTTTTTTGATGGTCGCTTTCCCATAGGGTTCTCCAAATGCTTGCGGCCACCTTATCACACTAGGCTATTCCGCGCAAATTCCTTCTAATAGGCTCGCCCCAATCCGTATTTGGACGCTGCCCAACTGCTAAATATCTAAATGCATCTGCGCCGTGTGAAGTCCAATCATGCAAAGGCCGGCCTCGCCAGGATTTCAACCTTTCGTCAAACTCGCGCCTGTATTGCAACAATGCTTCGACGCCCCGTTCACAATTTTCTTCATCAAACCAACACCGGTTTAACATAGAGCGCACCGCCTGTATTCCATCGTCAACGTTAAGCCGTGGGGCAATGGCTATGTTGTGGATGCCTAGCTGCTCCAAGGTTTCCAACCGGCTTTTGCCGCTACCAAGTTCCTTAACGCGCACGTCATGCGGTAATATGTGGCTTTCGTAGTGGTAGCCCATATCGCCCAAAACCTTTGCATAATGATCCAAGCCCACGCCGCTATTTTCGTAATAGTTAATTAAACGCACTTCTTGGCCGACAAACTGGCCGAACCAAATTGCCGTACTGTCTCCAATTCCAAGGTCCCATGCCGTGATAACACTTGCGGCCGGATCATATGGCACCCGGGTTACGCGGTTTTCTTCTTTGGCCTTTTTCATTTCCACGGCATAATATGCGCCCTGAATAGCTGCATCAAAACTGCAAAGAAATTCTTGCGCATAGCGATCCTCGCCCATTGTGTCCCGCGCTTCGGCCAATTCCTCATCGTCCAAAATCCCGGTTTTATCTGCGCTGTATAGGCAACTAAACCAATTATCTTTGCGTTTAGCGTTTTCGTAGATTTCCCAAAACTCGTTTTTGCCCTTGGGCGTACCAATAAACGTTGCGCGACCCTTACGGTCAGCAAGTGCCGGCCTAATTACGGTTGGCCAAGCGTTAGCGGGGAAGTCTGCGGGCTCATCCAATACGACAGAATCGAACATCAAGCCGCGCATGGCATCGTAATTATCCGCACCAAATAGGCGCACCCGGGCACCGTTGGGCAAGTCTACCCGCAACTCGCTTGCGTTAGCTACGGCCCCGTCTATGGTTTTTGTGTATTCTAACAGGTAGTCCCAAGCAATCGCCTTTGCCTGTCTGTAATACGGTGCAATGTATGCGCACCGGACGTTTTTGCGCGGAATAGTAAGCGCGTCCTTTATTAGATCATTTATGGCGGCAACCGTTTTACCAAAGCGGCGATGCGCAACGATAACCGCATATCGTTCAGTACGGTTGTGAAAGTCTTTAACTAGCTGCCGTGGCCTATAAAGTATCTTCTTCGTCGTCATCGTTTAGCCACCTGTATGTGATAACGTGGTCGCCCGCTTCCCCTGCGCCCTCTACCTTGTGCGTTTCCTTCCAACCGGCTTGGGTCTTTAGGTAAAATATTTGCGCACCTAGATCGCCGGCTTGCGCCTTTGTAACCAAATTGCCGGCAATATTGGCAAACGCCCGGGCCTTGCCCTTTTTATACAGTGCCAAAACCTTGTCGTCGCGCTCTAATATACGAAACCATGAACGCCGGCTTATACCAAAGTAATCGGCTATTTGTTCACTAGTTAAAACCGCCGCTAATGTTTCGACTTCGCTAACTTGCTTTTCCGTCAGTTCCACCATAGGGCGACCGCCTTGGTTTTTTTCTGTACTTTCATCATTATTCATGCTTGCTATCCCTTACAATTTGTCCTAATATAATTTACAACAAAGGAGCTAACGCTATGACACTTAATGAGTTTGAACAATATTGCTTGGATACTGCACAAGGTTTTACTGCGGTACGTGGTTTTGGTGCTAAACGTACCAAGGAAGCTTTTGACACTTTGGACGCTGCTTATGCTTACGCTGCTACTTTTGCAGATGGGCGCACGATGATTTACGCCGTAAGTGGCGTTGAGGGTTGCGCTGCGCATTTGTGCAATAAGTAAGCTACCCACGCGGCACCACCGTTATTTTTGCATCCTTAACGTCAAGGTATTTCATAACCTCCGTAATGGCGGCTAATGGCATCGCTGTTTCACCGCACGTATAACAATCCATGCTAATGTAATTTTGCTCGGGAAAGGTGTGCATCGAGAAATGGCTTTCGGCCAATACCCAAAAACACGTAAATGCCAAGTTGTCGCCAAACTCATGCAAGCCATGCTTTACGACTGTAAGCCGTGCATGTGGAAACGCTTGTTCAGCAAGGAAGCCGCACATTTCGTTTGCGTTTGGGTATTCTATCGGCCATTCGTTCAACCAAACGTCCGCAATTACGTGTTGCCCTTTAGTTTGCATCTTCTACATCCATTTGCATTTGAATTTCGCCCAGTTCAGCGGCGGCCGTTTTTGCATCCCCTTTAAGGAATACTAGAACATTTTGGTGCATTTTACCAATTTTGCGCGTGGCTTGCATTTGCTGCCCGGCGCGTATTGGCAAGGTGCCCGCGCTGTTTACTAGGATAATTTCGTTATAATATTGGTAACCGGCTTCTTCCATTATTTCGATAGTCTTAGGAATTGTGCCAATATACCGCCCGGCTTTATTGCGTACTTCACCCATTACAATCACCGCAAAGCGGTTGTCGCGCAACTTGGCATAGGTTTTTTGCAAAATGCGCTTATAAACCATGAAAAAGTCATCGTGGCTCATGTTGCTTAGGTCGTTGGGGTCGTCGCTATAAACTTCTAAATCCGCATATGGCGGGCAACTAAACACAAGGTCCATAGACGCATCATCGATGTATTCATCCATGTTTTCACTTGTGTCGTTGTAATAGGTACAGGGTAGCCCGTCAGCATCGCAACGCTGTTGGTTTAGATCGGCCTGTTCTTTGCGTAACTCTATGCCGTGAAATTCTATGCCAGTATGCCCGGCCACATATCCAAAAACCGTATCGCCGGCAAAGGGGTCCATTGCTGTCCCGCC